CCAGATTGTTGACGTTGGTTTCGAGGGCGTTGGCCTCGGTTACAAACGTTCCGAGCTGCGACAATACCGTATCCATCCGAGAGGAAAACGTAGCGGGCGCGGCACGCGACGGGGCGGGAGACAGGGGGACTGTTATGGGCATAATGTTAACCTCGCTTTCTTTGCTTTAATGACGTGCTGTATGTTTTATTTTCATGTCAAGCCCTCTATATCAAGGCTGCAATCGCTGTACGATGGACCCGATATAACGATGCCGAAGCTCTTGAATATGCCGTAGGATATCGTGGCGGCTATCTCATCGATGCCCACCCATACAAGAGGCGTTGCCCGATAAAGACTGAGTACGCGCTCGATCTCATTGATGCTCGTGTTCGGGATTTTCAGCGCGTAGGAGCCCCGCCGGGAGAATGCGCCCTCCGCAATTGAATAATTCCCTTCGTCGTCGGCGGTTTTCCTTGAATAGTCGGTAATGCCGATGGAGGGGCCATAGAGTGTCGTCCCGAGAATAGTCGAGAGGCCCATGATGATTTCGCCGCACTTGGCAATTCCGCCCGTGTTTGTGATTGTGATGGATAGCGTGGCCAGCTCGTAGGGCGGAAGATCAAAGATCGCTGTGTGGGTCAGGAAAACAAACGGTTCGAAACAATAGGTGTAGGCATCGATGATCGCGGCAGATGACACGAGACCGTAAGTCGCGCTGAACGTCACGCCATCGACCGGATCTGTTTGCACAATCGAGATCGAGGTTGCATCTAAGTTCAAAAACGCAATGCTGTTGATCCGGCCAGGCGCGAGAACGAAAGTCATTGATGTCGTCTTGGACGCCTGCGAGCCGACCTTGTCGTCGAAAACCTTCCACCTGTTGGTAGCGCTAACCAGCTTCCATTTCGGAACGGTAACAAGGAGATCGTGCGGAGGATAGTTGGAGACATTCCCGGCGGCCAGGGACTCATAGATGTTGTGGACCTTATCCGTGGCGACCGTGACGACCGGATGGGCAGCGCCCTGGTCTGCGAGCTCTCCCGCCGTGCCTGTGACGCCGACAACCTCGCCCAGCGTAAATGCCCCGCTGCGCTCGCGGATCTGATAGCTAAGGCTGGTCAGTTGGGCAACCACGCGGCACGTTTTCGAGCTGGTTTGCCCGGTAAGCAACCGCCCGGCCACCCATGCCGTTGCAGGAGCGACATCGAGGGTCAGGATTTCAACACCTGTCGAATCCATCACCCGTGCACCGGAAGCATAGGTTGTTCCCATTGCAAATTCGGCGTAGTCCGTTTCCGGGATGTCGGAGGAGACAAGCATTGCATCGGTGATCACGTTTGGTCGGATAATTTTCATTATGCCTCGCTATATTGTCAGGAGTCCGTCATTGTCCCATTTTTCGGCATACTGCGCGAGAGTGCTGGAGTTTTTAAGCAGGCGGAAATTGACCTGCTGGAGATCCGCGCGCAGGCCCTTGATTTCGTCGGCCACTGCCCGAAAATCTGCGCCATCACTGCCACCGTTGCGCCATGATTCTGCTGATGGTTTGGTCAGGACCGCTTCACCCTCGTGGGCGTTGATGCGAAAATTGTCATAGGGCACATAGTCCAGGCCGTTGCGGGCGGAGAAGGCAAACTGGGAGGACTGCGGGGCGATAGAGGCGAGTCCCGGTTGTAGATCGGGGGAACCGGACATGCCGTCAAAGTTGATATTTAGACCGCCATTTTCGGCGGGGAAGAGTGCCCCTAGAGCCTGGTTGATTCCCCACTTAATAGCGTAGTTCTTGGCAGCACTTTGCGCCACACTTGATAAATTTGCCCCATATCCAGCCCCACCTTCTCCACCTGATGACCACCCACTTCCACTAGCCCCTTGCATAATATATGTAAGCACAGCAGCCATACCAGCGTTTTCCATAGCTGTCTTTCGGTCTGCATGAGTTCCCGCTGCTCCGGCTTGCCAATCTGCCATGATTCCTGATCCTGCAGCAGCTCCTCCTGGACCCCAAATTGCTCCGATCACAGGGGCTACAATACCAGCTATTTGTGTGAGCCATTCTGGAGAATTTGCTCCGATCTTCTCTGTTATTCCTGTAACAGATCCACTTGGATCAGCAAAAGCGTGAATCCAGTCATATATACTCCCGCCACCATTATCGATAAATGTTCCGACAGATGTTCCACCTGTAACGGCAGTAGCGACTGTTGATCCTCCTCCAGTTGCTATTGATGTAAGAGCATCAACAATCCAACCAAAGCCGCCGCCTGATCCGGACCTGAGCGTCGGATCTCGGAATTGCTTGCTGATGTCCCCACCAGGGGCAATCTGGTTCGTGATCATGTTGATCAGGTCACCGGGTTTGAATCCATATGGATAGTAACCAGGCATGATGTCCTGCCAACCATCGGCGGTCCGGGGAATCCATGCTCCAATAGGAAGGTCGTCGCGATACGCGCCGTCATACCGGGCCATTTCTTCCGCAAAGGAGTCGGATGGACCAAACGCATTCAGGGTCGGCACAGGATAATTGTAGTATCCTCCATCTGCATATCCGGGGATAAAGCCACCACTTTTCGCAGCATACGCCACCGACTGGTTGTGCTCCATGACGTAGCCGGGGCCTTGCGGAAATAGCAGTTCCGGGCCGCGTTCACCTACCCACACAGGTCGATTGGCTGAGATAGGGCCACCATCCGCCCTTGCGTCCCCCGGAATAACAGCGGTGCTGTCGCCAAGCGACCCGCTTCCTCTCCACCATGTCTCAAGAGCTCCGCCTGCGATTCGGGCAACCTTTCCGATAACCGAGGCCGCCGCGTCTGTCCAGGTCGCGCCAAATGATAACACCACCTTTTTTAGCGCCGCCTCGACAACCATCTGGCCCATTGTGTCGGTGAACTTTTTCAGCATGGCATCGGCAAACGATGTCCAGATCGTCCCCGCATCCACTGTGCCGGTCTTGATCGCCTGGAATAACCCGGTTGACAGGGCGTCGGAACTGGATTTCTGGAAGGTATTAAAAATCTCATATCCCACCGTGCCGAATGTTTTGGCGTTTCGTTCCATTTCGAGAAATCCGGCGTTGACTCCGGCGACAAAACTGTCGCCCGTCTTGCCCATGTTGATGTACGCTGTATCGGAATCCGATTGTCGCTTGGCCATGACCTTTGCGTAGTCGGCGCTATCCAACAAGTCTTTTGCCGCCTTTGCATTTATCTCTTTGATCCGGGCGTTGTAGGCTTCCACCTCATAGCCACGGATACCGCTGATGAGATCGGAATTGAGCTTGTCTATTTTCAGGGCGTTAGCGGATTCCTTTTCGAGGATCGCGGCGTTTTTGTTGTCATTATATTTTGTCAATAATCCCATGTAGTCGGAATATTTAAGATTGCCGCCCTCCTGGAGTGTGTTGAGGTCGGCGACCTTTTTGGTATGGTCTGCAATGATTTTGTTGATTGCCCGTTCGTTTTCGGTTTGGGCGAAGTCGGCTTCTTTGGTGAACATATCCTGATATTTCGCGGAATCTTTCAGCTTTGTGTCCAGTAGTTTTTCATCCGCTTTTTCGATTTCGGTGTAGAGCTTTGCCGCTGCGTCGCCTGCCTTCTGGGATGCCTTGATCTGTGCCTCGGATGCCTTTTCGGCGGCGGCTGCGGTTTCCGCTGCAACAAATTCGGCAACTTTGATATCACTCGCCCCGGCATCGGCATATTTCTGGGCCTGGGAGGTTATCCGGGAGATGTCCTTGTCGTATTGGGTTCGGCCGATTCCTTCAATTTCAACATTTGCTTTTCGGACCGCCTCGGCAATGGATTTCTCAGCAGCCTCTTTTTTCTTTGCATGCTCTTCCGCCGCGTCGGCGGATTCCTTTTGGTTTGCAAGATCTTTCTGCAGGGCGGCTGTCCCGGCAGCCTTGCTGGTGGCTTTGGCCTTTGATATGACCCCTTCGGATGCCAGTTCCGCAGCGGTCTTCTTCATTGATGTGGTCACGGCAGCATCCAGCTCTGCCTTGTGCGCGACGATTGCGACGGCGACGCCATCGGTGACCGCTTCGTAAGCGTTCTTTGCCGATTTCGAAAGTCCGGCCCATGCCGTATCCAGTTGGGTGGCGTAGGACTTGGCAAGATTGAAGTCCCCGGCAAGCGCCGCACCGAGAGCGCCAAACGCGGAGCCGACAAGCTTTCCGATGTTGAATATGGAGGTGAGGATTTCACCGACAACCGTGCCCACCGGCTTCAGTATGGCCAGAATATAGCCCCAGCCATTGGCCACCAGCCCGAGAATCGGCAAGACATCGTTGATCATCGGGCCGATAGGCTTGATGACCTCCCACGCCGCCAGGATGACATCCTTGACGGAGATCCAGGCCATTTTCAGCCCCGTGGCGACCATGTCGGAAATATCGGAGATCGCCCCGCTGCTCCGCATATCCTCCATGCATTTCGTCATGTCTTTGAGCAGATCCGTGACACCTGAAACGGCATCCGTGAGGCCCCCGCCGAACAACTGCCCGAAACCCAACTGCAATTCGTCGGTCAGGCGCTTCATGGACAGCATCATTTTACCCGCCGTCCCCATTGACGCCTCGTAGGCGCCGGAGATCCCGATCCCGGCCTCCATGACGACGTTTGCCCTTGCTTGCGCTTTGTCCTTCTCGACCAGTGCGTCACGGTGCTTGCCGAGGGTTTGGGCCATCCTGACATATCCCTGCTCAAAGTTGACGTTCAGGCCGATTGTCTCGAGGATTTCCACCCCACCGGAGCGGATACCGTTGATCATCCGGGTAAAGGCTTCGGATGAGTTGATATTCCCTATCACGGCTGCGTCCTGGGCAATACGGGCGAGCTTCGAGGAATCGGCGACGTTGATCTGCGCCTGGGCGATCTTGATTACGGCATCGTGTGCCGCCTCCGTCGTAATGCCCATTTTTTTGACGGAATCAACGTAGGTGCTCATTTCGCCCCGCGAATAACCCGCGTTTTCGCCGACTACCCCCAGGACAACCCCGAGCGTTTCTACCCGGGCGGCAAGCAGGATCGATTCCTTGGCGAAATCAACCATCTTATCGACGGCGAAAGCGGCCGCCAGCATTCCCGCCATGTTTTTCATAACCCCGGAAAGCGCATTGCCTGAGTCGGCGACCTGGTTCAACGACTGCCCGGCGTTCTGGCTGAACTTCTGAATCTCTGCCGAGCCGTTGTCGTTGACTTTGATTTCTATGGCGATTGTGTTTTGGTTTGCCATTTCATCGATTCCTCTACCTGCCCCAGGTCTTCCCACTCTTCCAGGGTCAGGTCGTTTGCGGCGAAGGGGTAACCGGCCATTTTCAACTGCCGGATTTTGAACATCTTTATCGTGTAGCCGCTTAAATCACTTTGCTTCCGTTTCTCGCACTGTTCGCATGTCCAAACTAACAACTCGTCGCCTATTTCCGCCCGGCATTTCTTCTCCTCTTTGTCATCACAGAGCCCCCGGCGGATCGCCGCCAGGTCGGTTACAAAGGGTTGGTTTCCTTATCCTCTGCGCTTGCTGCCGGGGCTGGGGCGGCTGAATCTTCCCACGACTCTTCGTTTTCCGGTAGAATATCGAGGGCGGATGTTTGCTGCGCCACGCTGCGCCCAAGCGACGACTCAAATACGTGGATTGCCAAGGCTTCGACGATGTCCGAGGCGTGCTGCTTTACGGCTGTCTTCCAGGCGGGGTCATAGTTCGGCTCGCCCGGCTTGGAGGAGATCAGCCCTTTGTCCGTTTTGAATGCGCCTGTTTTGAAGCCGGTCAGGACGGCGGAACCGGCTTTCATTCGGAGCTCTCCAAGCGTGGAGACGATCTGGTTTCCTTTTCTGGTCACATAACCATTCACATATTTCACCCGCTCCTCGGTCGTCGGCATTCGGTAATAGAGGGTGATCTTGTCGCCGGAGATCCGGTCGTCAAAGGTTACTTCGCAGGGTTCTGCACTTAGTTCTCGGGGCATGGGTGGAATCCTTTCTCCCGTTGGGAGGGTAGTGGGGACACGATGCGATCCCGCAAGGCGGGCTTCCGCATCATGTCCCCGTTCAAGGTTAGGTTACGCCGCGTACGTCGCCTGTAAATTCTTGATCTTTACAATCACGCTGCCATAGGTGTCATCCTCCAGCACTTGGAGATCTCCCGCTTCACCGAGCCGTTTGCCGTCGGCGCTGATCGGGGCCGACAGGACGGCGACTTTCGGGAAGATGATCTCCACCTGGTACTTGTGTGGGGTGTCATAGATGGCCCCTTCCGCGAGGATGTAGATGCCGAGGGTGTCATTGGCCACAAGGTGCTGCTGCAGGATGAATTCTCGAAACTCGCGGTTTAACGTGATTTTCTGTGTCCGGCCGCCGCGCATGGCTCGGGAGGCATATGCGCCGCCCCCGCCGGGGACGAATTCAACGGCCAGGTTGTTGTTGAAACTCCAGTCGATGGACTTCATCTCGGCCTGCAGCGACCGACCGCCGACAAAGGCGGATCCCGACCAGGCGCCGCCGACTTTCAGTGTCATTTCGGAGACACGCAGAGGGGTTTCGTTGACCCGTGCGGGGAAGGTCATCCAGCCGGATTCCGTTGGGATGTAGAGGATGCGAAAGTTGACGACGGTGGCCGGCACTGCCGGCGCGACGATCGTGATCACGGCAGGCGTGGCGCCGGAGACAGCGGTGTAGGCGACTTCCGTCCATACGCCTGTTGCCAGCTCGACCCGGATTCGCTGGACATTCTGAAGCCGGGTAGGTGCGTCAGCACCCTCAACGCCAAGGGCCGCCAACGTCAGTGACGTGACGTTCCCTGCCGCAGCGACTACCTCTTCAACGACGTTGGTCGTTACCTTTCCGGTTCCCTTGATTGTTCCCGTGATCTTGCACCAGGCGTCTTTGGCAAACGATGCCGAGATGGAATCGACGAACATCGAGGCGAACTGCCGACGAAGTACGTTGTTGCCGTATCGCTGGGCTGCGGTGAATGAGGGAAGGGAGCGCTGGCCATCCAGGTCGCCCGTGATCGGGACGATGGTATGGACGTGGCCGGAGCCTGCCGCTGCGACACTCGGGGAGCCGAGGGCGTAGGCAAGCAGGAATGCAAAGTGCTGGGGCTGCGCCTTCTCGAAATTGAAGGAGGCGTTTGTTAGCGCGCCCAGGTCGTAAACGGCGTCCGGCTCCTCTTTCCCGGTCGCCTCGTTTTCGTTGCTTTCGCGCCGGTGCTCCATGTTGATGATGTCGCCCAGGGCGCAGAGCATCGTTGTGTCGAGGGTCTGTTCGGTGTTGATGGCTGTCTCTTTGGTGTTGGCCGAGACGGCGATCAGGTCGTGCGTGGCCATATAAGATCGCGTCATGATTTACTTCCTCCCTTTCTTGGTGTCACCTGGTGCGTCGGTGGGCTCAGGCCCTTCGACAGGCTCAGGGCGAACGGGGGCGCCTGTCGTCACGAAATTTCCTGACATGCTCTCCGGAATCTCGTCGTAGGATTTGCCCGGCTCAAACCGCTTGTTTTTGAAGGGGCCTTCCACCATCGTGAAAGCCTCTTTGTTCTTCTTCAGTTCGTACATTTCATTCCTCCTTTTATTCCCACAGGACGTTGCCCATGCGATAATTCAGGCCATAAACAAGAAGCCCGCCCTCTGCCAGCAGCAGATCCTCCTTGACTGGCCAGAGAATGTCATAATCTTCAACCTGATAGCCGATCAGCTTGTCTCGGACCGCCTCGATGATCGTGTAGCAGGAAGAGGCTCCCGCTTCGCGGCTCCGCAGGCTTTTGCCTACGAGGACGATCAGGAAGTCCATTGCAAAAGCGGGCTGATCGCCGCCGATGGTCCGCTTCTCCTCGAAATCCGATCCCTGATAGATCACATGAAGGGCAGGCAGGCGCTGGGGAGCCTTGAGAAGATCGTCAATATCGCCCTGCCAGACGCCGACGGTATTTACGCCGGTGATCTCTTCCAGCTTGGAAATGATGGCGTCCTGAATCGTTTCAATCATCAGTAGTTATCCAATGTTCCGGCGCAGCCGCAGGATGCTTTGCCCATCGAGAATATTCGGTTTTCCTTTGCCTGCGTCGCCTGCGGCAGGCTGTCGGTCGGCTCGCCCGGATCGTCCCCGCCGAGGGTGTTTAGCCCCTTTGCCAGATCCCGCAAGAAGCGGATCGCGTTGTCATACCGTTTCTGCCGCTCTTCGGAGATCTTCAAGACCGATCGCCTTGAAAACAGGTGGTAAATCGCCATGTCCACCGAGTATTTCCGGATGATGACCGGAACGGGCGAGAAGGGCACGGTGTAGCGGCTGCCACAGTAGGAATCGATCTCCGCATCGGCATCGGCAATCGAACGGGCGATGACGGATGTGTCAACGGCGCCGCTTCCGGCGTCGTCGGACAAATCGATCAGGTCCGCGTTGGCAATCTGTTCTTCAAGATCGGTTTGGGTGCAGTAGGCCATCAGCGTTTGCCTTTCTTTGCCGGCTTGACCGGTTCTTTGCCGCTCACGTCCGCTTTAACCGGCTCGGCGGGAGGATCGCCTGCATCGATCTGGATGCCGTTCTCTGTGCATTTCTCAAACCGCTGCTTCGACGAACGCAGCAGATCCTCGCCGATGGCGTCCGGGTATTCGCGAACCTCTCCCTGTCGCTGCGGTTCAAATCCGCCCACATTCACTTCCGGCGATGGCCCGAAATAGATGATCTTCATAAAACCTCCGTAAGACAGGAGATAGGGAGACAGGAGATATCTGTCATCTCCCATCTCCCATCGCCAAGGTTATGTCGCGTAGGTGTCCTTGAAGAGGTAGCCGAGATCCGCGTGCACCTGCACGATGTCGGTCTCTTCCGCCACTTCGTAAACGTCCTGGTGCCGTGAGGCTTCCCGCCAGGTGGATACCCGCCGGGCGGAACCGCCCTCGTAAGCGATGCGGACCTGGATTCCTGCCGTTGCCGTCTTGAGGCCGAGCCTCGGGGAGCGGTAGAAGAGGAAGCCCATGCCCTTGCCTGCGTTGATTTCCCAGATTCGCGCTGCAGTCATGGCCGAGCCGGAACTGGTCTCTTCATCCGTGTTCTTGATCGCCTTGCCAACGATTACCTCGTCCAGCTCAAGCATCGATGCCAGAAGCGCAGAGCCGAACACAGCCGACTGGGTGTACTTGATCTTCGCCACAATGGCGTCGCACTCTTTCAGCGCGAGGTAGGTGGCGAAATCGAGCACGAGGCAGTTGGCATCCATTCCGGTCTTGCTCTGGATGGCCTTCTTGGCCGTGACGATGTCTGTAAGGAAGGTGTTGGTTGCGCCGGGAGGCGCCCACAAGCCCTCGGCATCTTCTCCGGCGACGTTGCCGTCGTTCCAGGTGCCTGCCGTGATGAGCGCTGCCACGCGGATCTCTTTCTTCAGGTCGATCTTGTCGGATGCAAACTCGATGGCATCCTGATCGGGCTGGATGGGCGGCGCGTACTTGGATTTCGCGAAACGCCGGTCTTCATCGGTGACTTCCTTGGCGAAAGCGTATTCCTTCGTCGCAACGGAGGTGTATTCGAGGTTGTACCCGCCCCGTTTGGCTTCCGTCCCTGCGGCGCGAATTCCGGCCTCATCCCGGAACCAGGCACCCTTTTGGTAGGTGGTGATTTTCGCTTTGGGGTCCGATCCATCGAGGATGGGGAAGACGCGGTCGGCGATATAGTCCTTGTTGCGGAACAAGTTGGAAATGTTCTGCAAAGGGCCTTCAACGATCTGCTCTTTTACGTTCGGTGTCGTCATTGCTTTTATTCCTCCTTTTGTGGTTCGACAGGCTCACCACGAACGGATTCCCGATCGCCCTGAGCCTGTCGAATGGTTTAGTGAACCGCCGTTCCGAGGCTGTAAACGGTGACTGCTTCCGTACCGGCGCCAACATCATCAAGACGGCAAAGGAACCGCTTGCTGTTGTCCTGGGCGATGGTCATCGTTCCGGAGAGGGTCATGCCTGCGCCTGTGGTCAGGGTGATGGTCTCTGCCGCGTTGGCGGTATTGCGAATTGTGAATTCGAAGCTGGAGCCGACGATTCCGCCAGCATAACCGGCAACGATAGCGGCCGCTGTGGGTGCGACATCGGAGCGGTTCGCGCCGTTCGGGTCCCGGAGGATCAACCCGCCGATCAGCTCGGCTGCCGTGTAGGTCCGAGCGCCTGCGGTGGCGTCGGTGGTGACGGTGGTCACGAACCAGCCCGTCTGGGTGATTCCGGGAACCTGATTGCTCAGAAGAACCGAGCAGATGTCATCCTCTGCCCCCGATGCTTCGACGACCACGGCACGGGCATAAGCCAGCGCTGCGGCTTTGGTTTCGCCTTTTCCGGCGTCGGTCGCGCTGACATACTCGGGACCGACGAAGGTGTTGACGGCAAGGGCGCCTGCTGCGCGCAGTTTGCTGATGCCGTGGATCATGACAGACGCGGCCTGGCCAGAGGTCGGGGCGTTCTGCAGGATGCCGAACACGGCCTCGGTCTCGTTGTCGGGCCTGCGCACCCCTGTGGAGGTGAGGACAACGAACTTGTAGCGGTCGGCGCTGAGGTCTTCAATCGCCGGTGCGGAAACTACCAATAAGGGATTCTCTGTGGACATTGTTTTTCTCCTTTCGTTTTAGCGGGGCTTACCCGTTGAATTCGGCTGCATACTCTCTGGCCAGATCGGGATTTTCCCGCTGGACTTCGCTGAATGCCGCGCTGTAGGTTAACTCCTTGTTATCCTTCAACCGCTGCTGCACGAGACCCGCAAGCTTCGCGCCCGCCCCGCCCTGGCCGCCCGCATCCTTGCCACGGGTTGCGATCTCTTTGAACTCGACCACCTTCGGCAGCTCGGTTTCGAAGAAGGTCTTGAAACGGTCATAGAGGGTGGCCTTCTCTTTCGATTCGCCAAACTCGATCATGTCGTCCTTTTCGGCAAAGGCGGCCATAAACTCCGGAACGCCAAATTTGACCATTGCGGGGGTCATCTTTCCTTCCTTGACCTGAGTGTCGCACCAAGAGGCGATCTCTCGCCTGCGGGCATCCTGGCGAGCCGTGCGCTCCTTTTCGGCAAATTCCGCTGTCACCTTTTCGCGCTCCGCCTTTGCGGCGGCGTCGGCGGCCTGCTTTGTCTGTGCCGACAGATCCGCCTCGGAGAAGGTCTTTCCCGCAGGGGCGGTACCCGGATCGACCGCATCGACGCCGGCCACCAGATCTTTCAACTTCTGTGTAAACTCTTTGAAATTCATCTTTTTTTCCTCCTTTTTGTTTTCATTGAACCCCAGCTCGTTAAACGTGAATACCGAGGTATCCGCTTCCGTGAATCCGACATCCGGCAGCCCCTTGACCGCAGGCGGTGCCGCGCCCAGAAACGCAACATGGCGCAGCGACCCGTCCGGGTAGAAGGCCGCCGAGCGTTTCTTGAAGAGCCCATTCTTGACCATCCCGGCAAACTCCGGCTGAATCTGCTTGAACTTTGCCATCAGCAAATCGCCGCCCCTGTGCGCCTCTTTCTTCAGCCCCTCCACCCAGCCCCAGGCGGGGGCGTTGTCCACCGGGTGGCCGATGCAGGCCGGGGGCTCGTGTTTGGAGGCATTGAAGGTGGCGACCGCATGGTCGATCAGGACATCGCCGTTATGCTCGCGCCCCTGGCTGTCGGTCTGTTTCCCACCCCGGAAGATGGGCACCCAATCGTCAAAACCTTTGAATTCGTACATGGCTCACCTCGTCTTGATGTACTCGTTAATGATATCTATAATCTCGGTGCTGTTGTCCGCGCTTAAGCCCAGGAACGGGCGGGCGGGGATCACTGAACCGGGATGGTTCACCTTCCTGAATATCCCATAAGGCGTTCTGAGAGCCTTCTTGTTGCGCGGCCGGATGATGTGGGCCGCCGTTCTTCCGCCGAGTTGATGGATCGCCGCATATTCCACGTTTGTGCCGATGATCACGGAATTGTTGCCGTTCATCTGGGCGCGGATGCTGTCCCTTAGTATGCCCGACACCGTTAATGTCCTGATGCGCTTCGGGTTGGTATTCTTCGGCGTCTTCCAGGTCGAGCCGTCCGGGGCGGGGCCGCCGGACTCGAAACGGCGCTTGGTCTGCTCGACCACCCGGTCGCCGATCGCCCGCATGATGGGCGACATGTTGGACATCTTGCCCGCGATCTCCCGGAGGCGTTCAAAAACGGCGTCTGCTTCGTCTATTTTTATGGTTATTTCAGGCATTTACTTCTTACCTCTTGACTTACCCTCACTACCGTGGTTCACTGCTGCCGAACACGGTGACAGTAGGAAACTATCGGCGCTGCCTACGGCGTTTCCGGTCGCAAGGCCGGCAGCGGTATGATGGGGAGAAGCCGGCCATCCACCGTGTTCATTTTTTATTTCTTGGGATTTCCACATAACGGTCCCCACTTAAATTGCCTTCTTGAACCTTTCCGGCAGTCACCATCAGATTGACTTTCCCCGCCCTTTTCAGCGTATAGTTGACCTCGACAACCATTTTGTTTAACCTCTCATCCGCATTGCTTGGCGCCACATACAGGACGCTGCCTGCTTCAGTATCAAAGAGGGTTCTTTCAGGCGCCGCAACATAGAACGGAATCTTTTTAACCTCGTCTATCGTCAGGGCGGCGTCTCTTCCATCTTTAGCGGGGCGGCGAAGATGGCGGATCTGCTTGTCACTGGCAATGATAATGGGCAGTTCCGGCACGATTTCCTGTCCCCTCAAAAAGTCCAGCACGCTATTGTCAAACCATCCGATTTCGGCGACATCTCCCTTTGTTATGTTCCGGTTCTCGTATCTATCAACGAAAGCCGCGAATGCCCCTTGCCGCGTCGTGTCGTGGGCCATCTCGTCTATGAATTGCCGCCGGATGTCTTCCGGGTAGCGATCCAGGGCAGACTGCAAGATCGAATAGGGCTGTTTTTGCGCCTCGCCCACGTTGTAGCCCCAGCCTTTGTCGATCCCGATGGGTTCACCCGTCTTTGGATCGATCTCCCGTGAAGGCGCCACGCCCTTGCCCACCTGCCTTGCCGCCTCGTATTCCTTCCTTGTCGATCCGTAAACCCGGCACTTGCAGCCCCAGCCGTTGGGTGGGTAATTCGTCTGCCACCAGGGATCATCTGCCGGCAGCGTCAGGCCGTCCCAGTAGAGGTGGATCGGTCGCGGGACGCGGCTGTCGCCGTGTTTGTAGGTCAGGTAGGGCAACACCTGCAACTGCTCGGAATCCGTCAACTGTGTCCACCGTCCTGCGGCATACGACGTCCGAACATTGGTGGAGTAGATGACATTGCTCCGCCAATTCCGGGAGCCGTTGTAGCTCCAGCCGTAGGTAGCGACGATGTTGTCGAAATCCTGCCGGAATTTCTCCAGCGAGACGCCCTTTGTGATTGCCTTGTCCACGGCGGTCCTGAGGTCGGTCAGCAGGTCGGCCTTGTAGGCGCCGGCGACCATGAAGCCTTTTGCGTGCTGGTCTTTCCAGAGATCGTCCCACTTTTGCGTCGGGATGTTCAGCTTGTTTTGAAAGAACGTTGCCTGCTCATTGAAGGGCAGTTTAAGAGCCATTGAAAGATCCGGAGAAACTTCTTTCTCCGCGAATTTCAGGCTTTTTTTTTACCTTGTGAAGGGGACACGACTCTGTCATGTCCCCGTATCTCGTAGCGACCCGCCATATCGGCCAGCATCATGCCGCGGGCGATCACCGCGCCGAGGTCTGTGGGGTCCATCTCGCCCCAGAGATCGATGATGCTGTCCCGGAGGTCTTCCATACTTTCCGCTTTATCGACCAGGCGTTGCAGCGGGGCCATGACGGCATCCGTCGCGGGTCCGGCTTCAGCCGCCGTGCGGTCGGCGATCTGATCGGCGGCGTCCGGTGGTTCGACAGGCTCACCACGAACGGTTTTTCCTTCGGCGAATTGGGGAATAACGGGGCCGCCTTGCGGCAAAATGTCCCCCTTATTCTTTGGCGGAACATTGACCAGCTCTTCGCCGTCCGCCGGTTCGGGGATGCCGTAGGTCTCGTAAAAATAGGATCTTCCGATCGGCAGGCCGATATCGACGGCCAGCTTTTTGTCGATCTCGCTCTGCGCGGTCAGGTCCGGCTTCGATCCGGCATAGGTTTTGATCTTCGGATAAGCGGAGACGCCGGGGAAGTTGTAATCGACGATCCAACGAATCAGAGATTCATTCAGGCAGGCATCCAGCAGATCCGCGTCGGCCTCGATGATTTCCTGGCGGACGTCGTTGTGTGTCTGACTGGCGGCGTAGGAGCCCTCGCCCTTGATCTCCGTCGTCAACGTCTGCCCCAGGACCGCTTTGGAGATCTGCCGGTCCATGTAGTCGCAGAGCTGTTCATGGGAGACCGCGCCCGTGCGTGAGGCCTCCAGAAACTCGATGTCCATCGAATCGGGAATCTTGATGCCTGTATCGGACTGGATCGCTTCGATCGCTTCCATAAGCGCCTCCTGTTGCTCCGGTGAAGTGCCCGGCGGGTACTTTCCCTTCACCGTCGGCATGCCGAACTTCTCCAGGAAGACCATCCAGAATTTGACGCCGTTTTTCTTGAACCACACGGGCCACCAGAGTTTTTGCCCAAGACCGCGGCCATAGGGGTTGTCGCTGTCGCCGTATGTGAAGATGAGGAACTTGCGATCGGGAAGCGGTTCGCCTTCGATCATGTCTGCCGGCGTAATGAGGCGCAGCTCTCGCTCCATTGTGAAAGAGAAGCGCCGGGGGTGCTTGGCGATCAACTTCCGGATGGAGATGTGTGCGGGAACCGCTGCGCCGTCTGATGGGGCCGCTGCTCCGCCATGTCCCCACATAATTTCGGCTACATAGAAACCATAAAGAATCGCCCTGAGGATCTCCTGCCGCGCCTGGTCGAAGTTGCAATTCTCCAAAACTTCAGAAACGAAATCGGCGACAACCTTCTCCCGGGAGGTCGATGTCGGCCGGCCAAGTTTCCGTGCGGATTTCGCCGGGATGATCTCCCATTCCTTGCCGACGACGGCCAGGCAACGCTGCTGCAGGACGGACCCGGCATGGGCGTCGCGATCCACCTCGTCGTAGAGTTTCAGCCCCTTTCCGGAAGACTCGCTTCGGAGCACGGGGTCAGGGTTTTCCAGGCGCTTGATCCACCCGTAGAATATATCGATATCCTTCGCGATGGTGGCAACTTCGTCGATAATCTTCGGCTTTTCCATCTTGGCCCTTATCTCCCCATGAATGCGTTCATGGACTCTCCGGAGGTCACCCGTTTGACCCCGGTGGATTGAAATTCTATCGGCCCGCCCCAGTTTGCCGCCGCGTAGGCGCCAAGAAAACAGGCCCAGGCGCGGTCGGCGTGGCCGCTGCTGTCGGAATCGGCTTCGAAGCGGACGCCGCCCGTGGGGGTGGTTACCTTGCGCAATTTGTGCAGGTCGGCGCGGAGATCGGTGTCGCCCATCGGGATCCGGATCTTCCGATCCTCGAAGAGCTGCTTGGCCGTTGTGGACAGAACCTGCTTGTTTGGCCCGGTAAAAAGGACGCCCTCTGCCCGGGTTGACCCGTAGCGGCGCTGCGCATCTTCCACCGGCTTTTCGCCCATGCCGGTTTGATCCATGCAGAGGCGCAATACACGGTATTTCCGCATCAATTCGTCCAAAACCTGATCCTGAACGGCGAAAGAGGCGCGCCGCAAGACCTTGATTTCACGGGTCCACAGCACGTCGCCCACCTTCTCCATCACCCAGGCGACCCAGAGGTCGTTTCGGGCCGCGATGTCGTTGCCGATGTAGCAGGGGCCGTCGGCGTAGAGCTCGGGCTTTCCTGCCTGGTCGTGCTCCACGGAACTGATGAGGTTGTAATCGAGCCAGGCGGAGGCTTCGTCGAGCCACTTCAGCTCGTATTCCTGCGCCCAGGCGTCGTCGTCGTTGATGCCGGCTTTCAGCTCCTCGATGTTGCGGGGCAGCCCGTCGGCGACGGCGTCATGGATGTTCGTGGTCTGGCGGCTCCAAACCCCATCGAGGCCTTTGTCCGTCATCAACTCATAGAATTTGTTACCCTTGCCGTTTGGCGTGGAGACCACGATGATCCGGTGGCCGGCAGAGATGACCGGGAAAAGGGCCTGCCAGATCTTCCGGGAATCGGCGTGAAAGGCAAACTCATCCAGGAAGACGTTGGCCGAAAATCCACGGGCGGTATCGGGATTCGCCGGCAACGCCGTGATCCGCGAACCGTTGGGAAAGAGCACCTCCAGCGCCTTGTAGGCGATATCGCCCACCCATTCGGTGTCAAAGCTCTGGATCGCGGCGCCGTAGGCCTGGCAATGGCGCTTTACGCCCTCCTCCATCGCCTCCTTGGCCTGCCGCTCCCCGCGGGAGAGAATCACCCAGCGCGCCTTGCGGCCCTGTGTCTCCATCTCCAGGCAGTGGTCCACGATTTCGAGCGTGCTTGTGAAGGTCTTCCCCGTCTGTCGGGCGAACATCCCCGCCTTGAACCGGCTTTTGTTCCGGATCCATCGATTCTGGTATGGGTAGATGGTCAATGCCGGCATCAGACGATTCCGTAAATTTCTTCCCGGACGACGCGCAGCGCCTCCGGATCCAGTTTCTGGGACTTCAATTTTTCTTCAATATTTACAAGGGCCTTCTCGGCCTTTTTCTGCGTCTCCATCTGCCACTTCTTTTGGGCGACTGCCGCGTTGTTCAGCTTTGCAACCGCCACGGTCAGCTTGTTGAAATCGATGCTTTCCGGGTCCAGATCCGTCATCTTCACCAGCACCTGGAACGCCTTCTCCTGGATCAGCCGCATCAGCGCATCGCCGGTTACTCCCGCATCGTCGCCCACGGCATCGGTGATGGCCCGCGCCTGCTCGGTTGCAATCTTGATTGCGGCGATCTTCTCCTCGAACTCCTGCCCGTAGCGGTGCGCGGCGGACCGGCTGACGGAGAACTCGAAGCCGGAGGCGGAAAGTTGCTCATTCAGCCAATCGGTGATCTCTTCATAATGGCTAAAACTCTGCTTAATCAGGAGCTTGTCAAACTCCGCCTTCATCTCCGGCGGTAGCATCGTGATTTTCGATCTTGCCGGCATGCTTACCACCTCTTGGGCCGGGCGATCCCCGGCTGACAGGAAACGGTGTATTCCACGACGTCGATGCCGTGGCGGTTGATCTTTGCAAACCAGACGGGGGTATCCTCCCGGGTGACCGTGACCAGGTCGCGCTCGGCGAGATAGTCCAGCGCTCTGCGGATCTCCAGACAGGTGACGTCCGGGACGACCGGCAGGATCGCCTGCAGGAGGACCGCCTCTGCCGTGCCGACAGGCTGGGCGGCGTTGAGCGCCCGCAGGATCATCCAGCGCAGCTCTTCACGGCGGGCCTTTTCAAGGTCGATCAAGTTTTCATCCATTCTGTTTCTCCCTTATGTCTTCGATCAGGTCGCGCAGCCGATCCAGTTTCGTGTTGATGACCACTTCGTGACGGATAAAATCTTCTTTGCGAACGTAATTGATGGGGAGCTCGGCTTTCAGCTCCAGAATCTGCCGCTCTATGCCCTGATTCCTTTCGGCAATCGACGCCAGACCCGCCATGCGCTTTTCCAAGGTCTCGGAATTGCGCGACATGAACGTCCTGATGACGCCCAGCAGAATCATATTCCAGGCCGCGACCAGGCCGGTGATGAATATGACGAGTTGCCAATGTTCCGTCATCGTTTGCGCTCCTTCTTTTCCTGACATTCCACACACCGGGTTGCCGCAGGGTTGGCCTTCATCCTCGCCTTGCCGATCTCATCTCCGCAGTCGAGGCATTCACGGGGACATGATGCCGCATCGTGTCCCCGCAATGGCGGCAAGGCGTCCCCATTAAATCCACTCCGGCGAAAATGGACTCGCAGGGCCTGCTGCCGGAAAAATTCATCATTCTGTTGGCCATAATCCGCCTCGTCCATCAGCCGGCCTTCTTCTCCAACATGGAGTTGATCGTGGCCGTCTTGTCATGCGATCCTTGCGAACTTCCAAAGAAATATTGAATCACGCCGCTAAACGACCCCGAGAGGGCGCCGAGCAGCATGAAGAGCACGCCGGTGGAGTCGGCCATCGCCTTGCCGTTGTAGGAAAACCAGAGCAGCATCCCGGTCAGCAGGAAGAAGACGGCAACCAGCAACCATGCCAAAACATAGAGGTTGATATCCCGTGTGCCGGTGGCCTTTTCGCCTTCGGTCTGGCGCTTTCGGGCGTCTTGAACATCGGCCAGGCGGATCCGCTCCGCCTCGATGGAGAGCTTTTGCAGCTCTACCCGGTGGGCCGCTTCAAGCTCTTTCAGCTTCAGGAGCGCATCGGGGTTGCTCCGGATCTCCGCCGCGATGGCCTCCTCGGAGGGCGCCACCCCCAGCGCGGAGGCGACTATCTTTACGATTCCGCCGATCGCCAACCCGGGCGCGCCGAAAAGCCCCCCGATCATCGGGGCGGCATTCGTCATTTTCGCGACGGTCTCTTTCCAATCCATCAGATATGCCTCATGTTGTTGATCACCACGCACGCATAGCCGGCGACGATGAGGATGTAGACGCACGTCAGCCAGGTAGAGGGGGCATAGGTCGCCGCGACCAGGAGCATCGCGAGGAGAGTTGTCTTGCTTAAAACCAGCGCCGGGATCACCCCGACCCGATTCATCAGCCAGGCCATGAGCTTGTTGGCCTCAACCGCGCCCTTTTTCAGCGCGATCTCGGTTGTGGCGATGTCGAACCCCTGCAGGATTGCGATTGAAATCAAGAGAATCCAGATCTCCATGATGCGCTCCTTCGCGGTTTACGCGTAAAATTCATGGTGGCCGACGGTGGCCACCCGTGTCATCTTCGTCTTCCAATCCGGGTTGACCGCCGTGGTGCAATATTGGCACGCGTGGTGCGCGGCGATCTCGGGGGTCCGCTCGATCGAGCCGTCGATCAGGCCGGAGGCGACGACCCAGCAGGCCCTTAAAGCGTAAGAACAACCGAATCTTGCATCGAAATTCCGGGCGATAATGGCCAGGTCGCCGGAATTCGGGTCGGAGGGGAGAAAACAGGAGAATTGCCACGGCATCAGGCAGACTTCCTTGATGGTGTCGCCATCCCAGCCGCGGTGATCGACGCGCTCCAGAATGACGGAGCCGACGGCAATCTGCCCGTCGCGGCTTTCGCCCCGCGCCTCGCCGTAGAGGGTGAGGGCCAGGAGCTGCTTGTCGGTGAGGTGGCCGAAGGTAGAGAGAAGGTGCGCTTTCAATTCGGTGTTGGTCATGGCATATCCCCCGTGGACAGGCACTTCAGCATTTGGGCGTAGTGGATGATCTTGTCGCAATCGGATAATGAAATCGCCTCCCGCTGGCGGTAGGCGTATTTGATGATGTTGCCGATGGCAAACGGCTGGAGGATGCCGCCTGCGCGGTAGAGGTCGATCGGTTGGACCAGGCCGCTTTTGTAATGACTGGAGCCATCCTTTTTCAGGGCGTCCCAAGAGCCTTCGATCGGTTTCGGTTTGCGTTCCTGCATCGCGGTCTCCAAAATAAAAAAAGAGGCCACCGGTCAATTGACCGATGGCCTCTCAGGGCCTTGAGAACGCGCCGGCATCGTGGATGCTGCCCCCTCCCAGGGGGGTCTCGACGTCATAAATGTGTCTGATACCCTAACGAACAATTTCTATTTTGTCAAGAAATTTTTCTATATATTGTGCTTTAATCCACACGTAACCACAAGATTTAGCGTTCTGACATTTTAACTCGATTTCAAAATTACCAGTGCAGCGGTTCCCTTTCGCGTCCATAATTCGGCTACCACAACTGGGACACGGAATCGGTATTTCGTCATGTCGCTTCATTGACTTCATTTATTGCGCCTTCCTCACATCGCCGCTGCCTGGCAATCGGCGTCGTAGGTGATATTGTTATGGCTCTGCCTGCACGGATCGCAATAGACCCGGCAGAGGGTCACCCCCGGGTTGAACATCTGCCGCTCGAACTCGATACCGCAATCCGGGCATTTACAGGCGACTATCATCTCCGCATTCCCGGCGATTAGCCTGATAAAGGGCGCGGCGTCCACGAGGCGGAGGTCGATCTCTTCTGGATGCGCAACGACAAAGGCCCGCACTGATTCCGGGCTGAAATACCATTGGTCGCCACCCTGGCTGGATTTGCGCAGGGTGCCGCGGCGCTTTCCCCGGAGCCAGCCCTTGGCGATCCACCGGGTGATAATGTGGTGGTTCTCTTGCCCGCCCCACAGAAAATTTTCAAGGCCGCGCAGGTTGAACCCATCGCCATCCGTGCTGAGGATTCCGAGGCGGCGGATCTTCAGCCTGATCGCCGTGATCGATCGGGGCGAGCCGAGCCGTTTCAGGCCTCCCCAGAGCTTCTTCATGCCCATTTGCGGATAATGGTCGAGGAGGTAGGTCTCCTCTTTGGGGGACCAGCGGGGCTCTTTGACGCGGGCGAGGCCCAGCGCCTGGGCCTTGCGTTTGACGTACTGACGCGGATATTTCGACCCGAGCAGGCGCATGATCTTGCAGGTCCGCAGGGTCGAACCGTCATAATGATCGCGGATGATTTGAAGCTCTTCTTCCGTGGGGTTGTATTTGCGCTTCATAACTTGCACCGTTTCCCGTTTCGAATGAAGTAGTGTTGACCGTTCTCCTCGATGCTGACATCGATGCCGTGGAATTTGTGGCGCTGCTCGATCCAGCGCTTCTCCGCCGCGGTGGGCTGGATAACCGGGGGGCGGGGCGGCAGCGGCACGGCAATCGCCCAGACGGACCATCCGAACACAAGCCAGGCTGCAAACGACACAATACTTTTCATGGCGCTCTCCTTATCCGATTTCTGCGATCAATTTCTTCATCCGCTGGCGGTTGGCCTCGAATTCGGCATCCGTCAGAGGGGTGGTTCGGGGCATCGTTTTCATGCGCGGGGCTTCGATTTGCTCCTCGGGGACGGGGTAGCCGTCGGGAATAATGGGGACACGATGCGGCATCATGTCCCCATTATTTGCATTGCCGTACATCAGGGACGCCTCCTTGCTGCGGAGCTCTTTCTCCGCCCGGCGGCCGGACTCTTTTTCTTCCCGCTCGGATATGCCGATCATGATCTTCTTCAGGTAATTGTGGCTGTCCAGGCCGTCGGCGAAATTGCGGTGGACGACGATGCCCAGCGCCTCGACCATTCCCGCCTGACTGATCCGGTAGGCCCGTTTCTGGAAGCTGAACGATTCGCTGTCGAAGAGGCGCTTCATCTCTTCCAGGAGGACACGCCACTTTTTGGTTTTGGATTTCAGCGGTTTCAGTCCGAAAAGCTCCGTATATGCGGCGACGAGGTTGCTGTGCTTGCCGAATGTATTCAGCATCTTGATGATGGCAAACAGGTCGCTGTCGTGAGTCAGTTCCATATAATCGATCTCCTTGCGGCACCAGGGGCAGTCAAACTTCATAGGATCTTCTCCGAGATTCTGCCGATAATCTCCCACTGTTTCGGGGAGATCATCATTACGACGCCGTATTGGTGAAACCGCTCAATCAGCTCCTCGATGAATGTCTGCTCCCAGGAGGTGAGGTCATCCCAGGCTGCATCGATCTCTCGCTCAATACGCTGCATCCAGGCGAACTCTTTGTCCGTCAGGCCGATGCTCATGGCTTCACCTCCGCCAGCGCTTTTCGGGCGCACTCCAGCAGGTGCTGCTCTGTATGAGACGGCAACACCAGATCGCCATATGCAGTGATAATTGCGGTTGCTAAATCAACAAGAAAAGCTTGCTGGTCGCGCGTTAACGCCTTTTCGTATTTCGTGTCGCTCATGCGTTCCTCCTTGATTCCATATGCTTGATCGTTGTGATGATCTGGACGGCCTTCGCGCTGTCCAGAAAGCGCAGGTCGTTTACGCCTGCAACCCTGCCGACGAAGGCGCGCAGCGCGACCTCCATATTGGCGAATCCTTTCGGCGCCCAGTGCCAGCGCATCAGCTCCCAGTCCGTCTCGATCCGGGCCAACTGGGCGGCGCTGGCCATGCCGGGCCGCCGCCCGAGGGACTTCCACTTTTTCAGCCTGGCCGTATAGCCGGTGAATTCGTGCGGGCCATGCGTTTTCGCAAAGCCCACGGTCTCCAGGTGGCGCATGACGGCCTCGAAGCCTCCCTGCGTTAGGTTGAGAGACGACCGGACGCCGGCGACGTTTTGCAGCATCGCCCGGTAGGTCTCCTCGTCCATCCCCAGCTTGTTTTTGGCCGTGTGGAGCAGGGCCTTCTGACCGTCTGTTATGCCGCTGTATTTTCGGTTTGTGTATGCCATGACCGTCCGCCTCCTATGCAGCGATCTCGCTCAAAAGCTTCTGAAATTCCGCCGTCTTTGCCTTCAGCATGGCAACCTTCTCGCGCGGGACGAAGATGTCGCCGTATTTCTCCTGCAACGTCCGGAGCTCGGCGGCGTAGGCCACCGGATCGGAGGAGAACCGGTCCAGCAGTTTCGTGGCGAGCTGAAACCAGGCCGGGGTGGGATCCTCCTCCGGCAGGAACCTCATGTGCTCGACGGCCGCCTGCGTCTCCGGATTGTCAAAGCCCAACGTGTACTGATACATTATGTCCACGTATGCCGCCTTGCTGCCGCGGGAAGCCTTGACCAGGCCCGTCATCGAGCGCTTGTGGAAGGTCGTCTTGAAACGTTCCGTCTCCGCCGTCACGCCGGGGTTATAATATCCGCCGCCCGGCCCCGCCTCACACATGATCGGCTCGGAATGGGTCATAATCAGATGGTTAATGAGCGCGCGAAGATTTCGCTTTTCCACCTCTCCGCCGTCACGAAAGAGGTGATCGGCCAGATCGGCGGCAGAGATTGCCGCTGTTTTTCCGCATCCGCGTTTTAACAGGACACTGATGCACGCCAACTCCAGGGCGGTCAATTCCGCCTGGTGCGTTCCGGTTTTCTTGTTGATGCCGAGCTCCGAGTATGTCATTTTGCCCTCCTTTTTAACGTACAAGCGTCCGAAAACAGGCGATTCCGAAATAGAGCGCCGCGAAGACGATCACCGGCCAAATCACCCACCTCTCCAGGGACTTCATGCCGACCTCAAGCTGCTCTTCCCAGGGACCTTCGAGGATGTACCGTTCAAGTCTCTTTTTCATGGCCGCCAAACCTCCTTGATTCGCGTTTTGTCACCGATTACCTTTTATTTTTCCGCATTCGCCCACCAACTCGCCCAAGCGGGATGCAAGGGTTTTCAGGTTGGAAAGGGTCTCTTCATCCAGCTTTTCGACGGCGAAGAACCGCGCGGCGATCTCCCGGATCTCGTTCATGCAGGCGTCCAGATCTCGCGTTTTGCTCTGCGCCCTCATCACCGGCCAGTCGTCGCTTGTCAGATAGGCGTCTTCGCCGAGGTAGAGTGGCGCGTAGGACGTGACGGCCACCTGCGCCCGGCCCTCCTGGCGCACCACGCCCTTTTCCAGCAGCCAGGCTACGTATTTTTGGGCCATGTAGAGCGAGCACCCGGCCAGCTCGGCGATCCGGCGGGCGGTGAACGGGTTGCCGTTTTTCGAGCGCATCCACATGATCCGCTGCATGACCCGCTGGGTTTTGCAGTAGGCGCTCTCGGGGCGGTCGGCCAGGTAGATGTAGCAGCCCCGCTCGGCACGCTCGCACTGTTTCGCCCTCATCAGGTCGCAGATGGCGCGGTGGACGCGGTTGTAGCCCTCCTCGCCGGAGAGGCCGATCCGGTCGCGGATCTCGGGGACGCGCAGCGGAGCAGATGCTGTTTTCAGGACACCACGCACCTTGCCTTGTGTGCTGAGAGGGTTGGCCGTTTTCATGATGGCGTCTTCCCCAGTATCCGGATCGATTTCGGATCTTTGATCCCGTACATCCGTTTGGTCAGGTTCTCTGCCCGGTTGACGGCGGCGTCGATCATCTTGGGGGCGATCGCGCTCGTCGCATTCGTCCGGCAGGCCTCCTCCAGCGTCAGCAGGTAGCCGACCAGGTAACGGAAATCTCCCTCGATGTAGCGGCCAAGCAGATCCGCCGCCTCATGGGTGATGGAGAGTCCCGTCCACTCCTTTGTGATCATGATAATCTCCGGCGTGGATACCGGCTGAAACTCCACGATCGCCGCCGGCAGGATCCGGCTGAAAAACTGGCCGTGCTTCTGGAGCTTGCCGTGGATCGCCTCCATCCCGATCAAGATGATCGGAACCTTCGTCATATCGTGGATGTCGCGGATGATGTTCAGCATCCGGCTGCCGCCGTTGAAAAGATAGTCCGCCTCGTCGATGAAGAGGGGTCGCCCCCAGCGCCTGAAGCCGGCAATGACCTGGTCACAGAGGCGGTCCAGGCGATAGAGCGCGTCGCCGATCTTCGCGATGCTGCCCGTTTCTTCCAGCAATCGCCGGGCGTTCCAGGTTTCCAGCATCCGGATGTAGAAGGTCTCGCTCTGGCCGTAATAGGCCTCCACCACCTCGGTTTTCCCATAGCCCCACTTGCCGTAGATCAGCCCCAGACCGGGGAGCGATGGGTCGCGATTCACCAGGGCCTCGACGGCGGCCGCCACCTTGTTGAAATTGTCCGTGCGGATAAAACTTTTATTCATTGGTTCCTCCCTTTCAGAATAGGTTTCGCTCCCGTAATTGATCAATATTAATCATCTATTCTCTCCCTTCGATACAAGGTACTGCATATATTTAAATTGCTCCTCGTATAGCTGTTGCGAATCCCTATATTCCTGAGATTTTTCAAACTCTCCCCGCGCTAACTGCTGCTCCGGCGTCAGATCCCAACCTCCGGCCAACTTGGGGAGGATTTGTCCCTTGTACCGGTCCGCCCGGCGGATAAACATGAGCTCATCATAGGGGCAAGCCTCCTCCCCAGGGGCCGTCTGTGCGCCCTCGCTGGCGGGCGAGGCTTCGCCCTCGTTTTCCGTCATGTCCGTTGCGGGCTGATACTCCGGCATGGCCACCCCGTCCCCCTGCGTGATCGCCAAGAGCGCCGCCGCCTCGTTTGCCTCTTCCTGCACGGCCGGGTGATCCTGGATCATCTTGATCGTTCCAACGGAAGACCGTTTCTGATAAGCGCCCAGCTTCAGTTTATCGACCATCACCGGATCGTTCGGCGTGACGAAGGAGGCCCGGTTCAGCAGGCGGGCGTTGCATTGCCAGACGCCATCCTTGTAAACCCGGACGGTTTTGTAATCGTAATCGAAAAAGATGGTTGCCCATGTACCGATCAGAATATTCAGGATATTCCCGCCCTGGAGGTTCACGGGCACGGCAAGTTCAAACTGTTTTCCGTTTAAGTTGAAGCCCCAGTTGTGGATTTTCACCGATTCCTTTTTCAGGAGGGCAAAGTCCAGGAGCTGCGGTTCGCAGGTTTGCGGCGTGGGCATGAGCGAGGCGAAGACCTCGTCGGGCGTCCGACCGTCCATCCCGTGGCCGCGGTGGGGCGTCTTGTGGTATTTGTTCACGACCCAGCCGTAGAACCGGTCGCAGAATTCCTCGATGGTGAGGATCATCTGGCCGCTTTTCAGCTCGAAGGTCAGCTTTTCGGGCCGATGTTCATGACCCGATCCGCACCAACCCGGCAGGTCACGCGAGAAGGATTGCACGAGGGTGCGGTGGAAGCGTTCGATCGGCTTCGCCCAGGGATGGTAGGCCGTGGCGTAGCGCTGGCCGATTCCCAGCCTTGCATAGACACCGCCCACGCGCACGCCCTTGATTTCAATGAACTTGTCGCCGTGCTTCTTTACCCAGGCGTTTTGTTCCGGATCAAACTCCAGGTCGATGTAGTAGGGGTCGATCCCCAGGGCGGCGAACCGCTCGATGATGTCCGGATAATCGATCTTGCCGATGACGATCTCCTCGCCGTTTAAATATTTCGCCCGGTAATCCTTGCCGTTGTCGATGTAGACGGAAGAGGGGATGCCGCACTGGAGATAAGCCGGGTCGTCTTTGGGGCTGATGGCGTGGGCCAGCGCCATTGCAATCGTCCGGGAGTTCGGCGCGAAGGAGATGCACCAGCCCATGAGCGACCGGCTCCGCATGTCCAGCCAGGAGGTCAGCCAGGGGCGCTTGTATTGCCAGCCGCCCTTGCCGTCCGGCAGTTTCACGAAGACATCAAAGATATGATGATCGCCGCACCACATGAAATTGGGCGGGATCTCTTCGTAATTGCGGAGAATCTTGTTGATATGGTCGGCGTCAAAGCGCTTCTGGCCTTCCCTGGCCAGGGTGGTGGTGGCCGGATCGAGGCGCTTGAGGTAATTGCAGAGGGATGCGTAGGTGCCGACCTGCCAATTCTTCCCCGCGGCATAGGCGATGGTCTGCTCATAGGTGTCCCGCATGTTGCGCATCTGGCCCGTTGTATGGAGGGAAAAGGCGTAGATCACGGCGTTTTTGTCGAAGGCGCGGACCTTGTCTTTGTTTCTTCCCCACTTCGGCGTCAGCGCCGCGATCTGGGCCATGATGGTGTCTTCGCCCTTCTTTTGGGCGGCCTTCATCGCCTTGTCGGCGCGTCCCAGCAAACGATAGAGCGACCGGTAGTGAAAGCCGACGCTTGCGGCATAGGCCGTGAGCGCGGGCGTGATCTTGTTTTTGGGCGTCGTGGCCTGGATGTCCCGAACCTTGTTGATGATTGACAGGATGTCATAGCTCTTGTCGCGGCTGGATTCGGGCAGGGATTGCCAGGCTGCGACCGGCGTCATGGCCGTAAGGTCGCTGCCGCCGCCGTTGGGGTTGATAATCTCCTGCAGGTCAACGATCTTGCTTTGCTTTTTTAGCGCCGGGGGCAGTGCCGCGGGGACCGGAACGGGGAGGTTTTCGGGGTTGGTCACTGTGCTATTAGTATTATATGTGTGTTCCTCGCGGTGTTTTTCGAGCCAGAGGCTCTGAATCTTGCCTGGGAGGGCATGGAGAATATATTTTTTAATCACGCCACCATTCCCACGCTCTTCAATGAAAGCCCAAGATTCCGTTGCCGCGCGTTTCCTGATCGCCTGCTTAGATATGTTCGTTAGTTCGGATAAGTCTTTGGCTGTCAATAGTGCTGTTTGTCCGCTCTCATGCATTGCGAAGCCCCTCTATGACTGCGTGTTTTCTGCCCACTCGTGCCACGTGACGAAAATCTTTGAGCAAATCGCGGCGATGGGAACATGGATCGTTTCCAGATCTTCCCCCGCCCACATCCGGAGCGGATAACCCTCGATGCTGCCGTTGACGACCCGTCCTTTTGTGGACATCATGAGACAATCCGGGCGACCCTCCCGGTCGGTCCCGCAGTGCTCCCAGATCGCATCGGGGATGGCATCGGGATTCACGTCGAAGGAGAGCTGGACGCCGCCGCGGCAACTGTGCCCGGCATATTTTTTAATAATCCTCTCGGCGTTTTCTTCGGTAAGCTTCCTGATAACGCCTTCCATCGCCCTCTTTTCTCTTTTCATGGCCTATCCCTCCGTGTTGCTCTCCATGACTCCGAGGAGAGTCGTTTTTTCGCCTTCCGCTTCTTGATC